GTGTATAACTCGGTCTTGAAAATTATCAAGATCTTGCTCAAGAGCTTCAAATCTACGTTCAATTTTTTTATTAAAGTTGGCTAACGCTCTATTAAGTCCAGCAAACGCGCCTGCAGCACCCGATAGGATAGCTAAAATTAATTCGGGTGTCATCCCACCAGTCTTTTTTACTATTCTAAGGGATTTAACGATTTAGAATACAATCAAGATAAGAACAAAAATGAGCACCGGTTACGAACCTAATATTGAAGGTGCCATTGCGGTTCTTGTTGATTTGATGCAAGGAAATGGCTTCACAATGACACGAGAACCGTATGCCCCTAATTATCGTGGATTGGTAGATGCCCTGATTGATTTAAAAGAGGGATTTCCTACTTTTGTTCCATTTCGTGTTGGATTTAACGCGGAAGTTTTTGAAAATGTCTCTCAAGGGGAGGCTTTATACCTAAGAACCACCGACGGCCTTGCTGGTAGAGCCATTGCAAGCGGTACATTGGATCAGGCTTACGTTGTAGGCTTTGCAGATACAACAAAAAGCACTGGCGAAATTGTAAAAATTTTAGTCACAGGTGTTGAAGCAATTTCTGGTTTAGATGCTGGAGATCATTACTTCTTATCTGCTGCATCTGCTGGCACCATCACCACTACTGTTCCGAATACGCCAGGTCAGTATGTCGTTAGAGTTGGAGAAGCTGTATCAACCAGTGAATTTTCCATTCAATTAGAACCCCCCGTGCTTCTTAGTTAATATGGCCACGAAAAAAGCAATTGTACTAGTTGGGGGACTCTTTCAAGAGTTAAATACCCCTACAGACAAACTAGATTTTGCTGGCAACACGACAACTGATCTTGCTGAGGGCACAAATCTATATTACACAGATACCAGAGCACGGCAGTCTATCTCTGTCACTGATTCTGGCGGTGACGGATCGTTAAGTTACAATAATTCGAACGGCGTAATTACGTATACCGGCCCATCTGCCACAGAAGTTCGGGCACATTTTAGTGCAGGGAACAGCGGTTCTGGTTTTGGTAGTCTGTCGTACGACAACAGCACAGGTGTATTTACCTTTAGTGTTGTAACTGCTTCTAATATTCGACAACAAATCTCAGTTACAGATACTGGAGGCGATGGATCATTATCGTACGACAATAGTACTGGAGTAATTACTTACACTGGTCCTAGTGCTGCTGATGTACGAGCTCACTTCAGTGTTGCAACTGGCTCTGGTCTTACGTACAACAGTACTACCGGCGAGTTTGGGACTAATGCTATTCCCAACGCTCAATTAGCAAATAGCAGCGTCACCGTTGGCAGTACTTCTATTTCGTTAGGTGCCACGGCAACAACACTTGATGGTCTAACTGCAGTAACAAGCTCTGCAATTAACGTCGGTACTGTTGGTACTGCAAACTCCATTATTCTTGACAGCTCTGGCATCACGTTTGAGGGAAGCGGTGTTGATACTTTTGAAACAACACTTTCTGTTGTAAATCCAACTGCTGATCGAGCAATTGTGTTCCCAGATGCAGCTGGTACGGTTGCGCTACTGACTAGTTTATCTGTAGCTGCAGGTTCTGGTCTTACGTACAACAATACTACCGGCGAGTTCGGTACAAGTAACATTCCAAATAGCCAGCTTCAGAATAGTTCAGTAACCATCGGCTCAACTGCAGTTGCACTGGGCAGTACTGTTACCACAATTGCTGGGCTTTTATCTCTTACCTCCTCTGCTCTTATTACGGATGATAACGGGTTTCGAGTTCGAGACAATTCAGACGCAACAAAACAATTGGCATTTGAATGCTCTGGCATCTCAACCACAACAACTCGTACAATGACGGTACCAGATGAAAATGGTACGATTTCCACTCAAGATTTTGCAACGGCAATTGCAATTGCATTAGGATAGAATCATGGCAACGCAAGTACAATTCCGGCGCGGAACTTCAGCGGAAACAGCGACTTTTACAGGTGCTGTAGGAGAAGTTACTGTTGATCTTACAAAGCATACTTGTGTTGTTCATGATGCTTTGCAAGTTGGAGGATACCCCCTTCTTCTTGAAAATGGGACAAATAGTGCATTCTCATTAGGATCTTTAAGTAGTTGCGCTTTAAAATTTGCCGGAGATCCAAACACAGGTATCATTAGCACTGGCGCCGATCAAATTGCACTTGTGACAGGAGGTGTTGCTAGGCTTACAATAGATTCATCTGGATCGGTTACCATCCCTGGCAACGTTTCCATCACTGGTGGTTTAACTGTGACAGGGGCCTTTAATTCCACTGAAAACCTTGCACTTATTGTTGCCCTAAGCTGATATGGCCAATACTTTTAAAATCGAAACCAAATCAAGCTTGGTTACCGATGCAGTCAGCAACACAACAACTAATGTTTTAAGTGCAGGTGCGACTGCAACGATTATTGTCTTAAGTGTTCTTGTTTCGAATAAGACCGGTACAAGTTCTAATGTTGATGTATATTTAGTCACTAATACCGGTGATGATGTTTATTTGATTCGAAATGCTCCGGTCCCTGCTGGATCTTCTCTTGAGCTTATCAGCGGTAACAAGGTCATTATGGAGTCTAGTGATGTTTTGCGGGCACGTAGTGATACTTCTGCTGCATTAGATATTGCCGTCAGCTACCTTGAGCAGACCCCTTAATTATGGGCCTAACCGGCAATCAAACTGCAACTGCGTTTTTGTCTGCTTTAAATCAATTTAAAGCAGAGATTGCGCAAGAACTTGAAAAAATTAATAATAAACTTGAAATCTTAGAATGTCGAATTTTTGAAGAAGCTGTTTTAAATTTACAAGATGATGATTGGGAGTCAATTCGTTTAAAGAGAAACTATTTGTTAAAATCGACAGACTGGGTAATGACCCCTGGATCAACAATCAACCCAGCAGCCTGGGCGGAATATCGTCAGTTCTTAAGAGACTTACCACAAAGGTACGAGGGAATTGAACCTTCCGAGGTCGTATGGCCGGTAAAACCATCTCTTGATGGGCCAAACACAAGTCAGTTAGAATAATTCAATAGAGATTACAAGCTAAAACGGTGCCGTATTTAGGGAACGATCTACAAGTTGCGCAACCTTCGTATCGCAACATTGATGATATCAGTGGTTCTTTTAATAGTTCAACGACATCTTTTCCTTTATTGGTAAGTGGTGCCGCTCCAGTTCCATTTCCAATCAATTCCAACCAATGTTTAATTTCTGTTGCGGGTGTCGTTCAACGACCCGATGACAGCGGTACCGAAGGATTTCGGATCAGTGGGGGAAATATTATCTTCAGCTCAGCTCCGAGTACAGGGGCGGACTTTTTTGGTGTAATTCTGGCTGGCGCTGATTACGTTAATGTCGGCGCTAATTTTCCAAGTGGTTCAGCTGCAGTTCCGAGCATTACGTTCGATTCGGATTTAGATACTGGTATTTACAATTCAGCTGCTAATCAGGTTTCTATTACAACGGCTGGAACTGAAAGATTACGCATTGATTCTGCTGGTCAAATTGAAGCTGTTTCTCTCGGTACGGCTGCAGCTCCTAGTTTCAGTTTTACAACTGATCCGAACACCGGCATTTATTCCCCTGGTGCAGACCAAGTAGCCATCTCAACTAATGGCACGGGGCGATTGTTTGTCGATGCGAGTGGGAAGGTTGGCATTAACATTTCGTCGCCGGATGGCACCACCCATGTCCATACAGCTACCGCTGGAGCTGTTACTGCAAACACTTCGGCAGATGATCTTGTCGTTGAGAACAGTGGCGCAGGTGGTATTTCAATACTCACTCCTGACGCTAATAACGGTTCAATCTTTTTTGGCACACCATCAGACGCCGCTGGTGCAGCTATTCGATGGAATTACAGCACAGGTGAATTTGGAATCGGACCTGACAAAGTTGGTGGTTATCTAAGGTTCAATTCCGATGATGGCACCGAGCGGATGCGCCTGGACTCGTCAGGTCGCCTTTTAGTTGGCACGTCTACTGCCACTAATAATCTTCGCCTTGACGAGAAATTTGCGATTGTTGGAACAACTGCTAATTATCCAGGGATGGCAATAACTGGATATACGGGAGGAGCCGGTGGCACAGATTATTCTCCACTAATTGAGCTTAAACGCTCACGTGGCACAACAGATGGCAGTTTTACAAAAGTAGAAAGTGGAGACGCCCTTGGGAAAATTATGTTCCTTGGAGCTGATGGCAGTTCATGGGCAGCCGGTGCGTACATTGAAGCTTTTGTAGACGGCGCCACTTCTGCAGGCGACCTTCCAACTCGCCTAGTGTTCTCCACATGCGCCGACGGAGCAAGCAGCCCGACGGAGCGGATGAGAATTAACAACCTTGGAGCGCTTAAGGCGACGACAACTGGAAGTGTAATTACCTCTGCCAGTTCCACTCATGAGTTCACGAATGGCAACGCTAGTGAAGAGTACGCCGTAAGAATCAGGCAATCGTCTGCATCAGGAAATCTATATCCCCTTCTGGTTGAAATGTCAGCTCAGGCGCCAAACAACGCGACTTCTGTATTCATCAATTGCGGTGACTCTGGTACAACTCGACTTGCGTTGCGTAGTAACGGCGGCCTCGCCAACTACAGCGCCAACAACGTTAACCTTTCCGACATCAACACCAAAAAGGACATCAGTCCGGCTGCCGACACTTGGGACTGTCTTAAGCAATGGGAGATCGTCAACTTCCGCTATAAGGATCAGCCCGACAACGCTGACTTAAACATGGGTGTCATTGCTCAGCAGGTTGCTGAGAGCTGCCCAGAAGTGATCACGGTGTTCCAGGAGGCCAAGGAGGCTACCGATACGGAGCCAGCTCAAGAGGAGCGGCTCGGCGTCAAGGATCAGCAGATGATGTGGATGGCCATCAAAGCACTGCAGGAGGCGCAGATCCGCATTGAAAACCTGGAAGCTGAAGTAGCAGCTCTCAAGGGCGCGTAGTCCTACTCGTTACTATGCCTGAAGAAATCACAGCGGAGGAAAACGAGAGGCGCTTCAGGGAAAGCCTTTGCTTGATCAACAACGTCACCCACGAGCAACTGGTGGAGTTGATGGGCGAGGAGTTCCTTGAAGAGTATCGCCGTGTTGCTCGGCATTAAAAAGGGGCAGGATCTCACCCCTGCCCCCGTGCAACGGAATATCACAACCGTTGCGGTGCCTTGTCAGCCGAAGCACTGTAGCACATGGTAGTGTGGTGGAGCAGCGGTGCGTCAACACCCTGCCCCGGCCACGATCCCCTGGAGACCATGACCCAAGAAGACTACAGGTATCCCATCACCCCACCGCCGGAGCTGGTGCAGCAGTGGGCAGCCAGCAGCCCTCTTAATTCCGACGACGAGAATTGGGGCTACGAGCTATTCATTGCTCACCATGCCGCCCAATGGGGCGCCGACCAGGAGCTGGAGGCGTGCTGCGAGTGGCTTCGCACTAAATCCAAAACCGCGCTATGGCAAACAGAAGCCCTCCGCGCCGCCCGCCGCCCTAAGCCGCCGAGCTTGAAAGAGCAAGCGCTAGCTCTGCTAAATAAAGCAGAAGACCCAAGTTGGGACATTAACGACTTTTCAATTGTTCGTAAAGCACTGGAGCAACTCGATGACTGACTTCCGAGCAGCAGCAATGACTGGTCAGAAGCACTTACTTGCGATTAAGGAGGACATTCAACGAGCACACCTTTCTTATTGTTGGAGGTTGACACAATGACCCACCCCATCACCGTGCCACTGGAACTTGTTGAAAAGTGGGGGCACGACGCCAATCTTTCAGGCGTGCCATACAACGATGAACACTGGGCTTATGAACAGCACATCGCCACCCGCGCCGCCCAATGGGGCGCAGACCAAGAGCTGAAGGCGTGCCTAAGGCTGGTTGAGATTGACGCAGGTGAGGATGCTTATGACTTTGCTCGCTACATCCGCGCCGCTCGCCGCCCCGAGCCTAAGCAGCCGAGCTTGAAGGAGCAATCCCTGAAGCATCTAGAAGTGATGGAGCGGGATGGGCATTACTTGCCTGAAATCCTGCAAGATCTTCGCCGTGCCGTGGAGCAGCTCGATGACTAAGTGGTTTTCTATCCGCAAAGCAGATTTTGACAAAACATTGTTTTTCGGCGTTGGCTTTGGTGGTGACATCCCTCGGATTGAGGTTGCCGTTATTATTGTTATTGGCGAGCGCGTCATTTGCATCGGTCCTCATAAATGACTGAACACAACCTCCCTGATAAAGACGACGCTCCTTGGCTTGACTGCATGGATGGGTTTCAAGCCGAAGATTGGGTAAAACGTGCGGGCAAAGAGTCTCGCGCCAAAATAGCGCTCGAAATCTTTCGAGCTTTTGATATCTCCGCCTGTGAGCGTGGTATCTGCGATGGTCCAGTTCTTGCCGCTGCGTTTAAGGAGGCAATCAACCAACTCCAAGAAAGCCCTGGAATTATCAGTTGTTCGCGGCTCCTGTACATTGCAGAAGCTCTTGAAGAGATTGATCACACCCCTTAGTCATTCCCACTTCTACGCTTAACCCAAATGACCAACTTTTACGACGAAGTAGCTTCTAATTTTATGGCAGCTCTGACACGACCAAAACCACCGAGCCTAAAGGAACATTTACTGAAGAAGCTCGATCACGTCAGCTATGTAGCAGACACGAACCAAGAAACTCAATTTGCCATTGAAGATCTCCGTCTCGCCATAGAGCAACTGCCCGACGCCGAGTAGTCACCTTCCCTAATTACCATGAACGCTGAAAATAAACGGTTCATTAAACAGTTTGTAATGGCTCGTCTCTGGAGCGATACCGACAAGCTTCGTCTTGATCTCGGTAATTACGCGAGCACTCGTGGCATTGACGATCTTGAAGCTATGGAAGAGTACCAATATCAAGTTGAGCGTATTCAAAAAATGCTTTCTTGTTTTTAGCCATGAACAAACACCAAATCGAAATGCTTCGCTCCATCGTTAAGCAAGAGATTGAAGCTGCTGCTATTGATAGCTGCTACGAACATGGCGTTTGGGGCTGGGCTGAAAAACAATTAGATGAAGACTGGGAGAAACTTCAGCAATCTTTTAACGATCCGGATGAACAAGAATACAAATCATTTGACACTATCGAAGAATTATTTGAAGATCTCCATGCTGATGAACGCTTATGGCTAAAGAAGCGTCTTGACGAAGAAGACCAAAAAGAACAGATCAGCGAAGAAGAAAACTTGCGTCGCTTTGAAGAAGTAATGAAATGGATCAATAATTTGCAACCTGGCGAACTTACAAAACTAATGGGAAAAGAATTTATGGAAGAATTTAAACGCATCTCAGCTTGACAGCATCCTTCTGGGTGAGTAGTCTTTGACGCTACTATGTCCAGAGCACCTGTGCCTTACGCAGGTGATCTGGACTCTTCAGGCATCACTCTGCATAAAATAAGCACAAGAGTAGTTTTGTGCAATGAAAACGTCTCAAGCCGGTATAGACCTTATCAAATTGTTTGAGGGTCTTCGTTTCGATGCCTATTATGATGCTGTCGGCGTTCTTACAATAGGTTACGGACACACTGGCCCCGATGTAAAGGTTAATAGCCGCGTTAATGAGCAACAGGCGGAAATTCTCCTAAGAAAAGACCTTTCAAGGTTTGAAGAAGCAGTTAAAAGCCGAGTAAAAATACCTTTAAATCAATTTCAGTTTGACGCACTGGTCTCATTTTGTTTCAATGTAGGCATCAATGCATTCGCTGAATCTACACTATTAAGACGACTTAATGCAAAAGAAGGCCCTTGTGTCGTCGCAAAAGAAGAATTACCTCGTTGGAATAAAGGTAATGATGGAAAAGAATTGGCGGGATTAACAAGGCGTCGGTCTACTGAAGTTGAATTGTTTTGCCAAGCAGCCCCAAAAACAAAAACTGGATTAATTACAATCACAGCCAACACCCATACTTATTTAAAAAAACAACCAATTCCCTCGGAAACTTTAAATAATACTCAAAAAGCAAGAATTTATCAAAACAGAGAAATTAAAAATTGCACTATTTTAGAGAGAAAGAATAATCACACCTACTTAGAACTTGGATTTGGTTTGGGCAAATGGTGGGTTTTTGATCCCCACTGGCGTGGTCTGGAAACGCAACCATCTGTAAACCCATATGCTACTGACAACGATTTACATTTTCTTCGTAATTTCCCATATTTCTACCAGCAAGACAATGGGCCTGAAGGGTGGCGCCAATGTCAAACCAGTTCAATCGCCATGTGCCTTAAATATTTGGACACACCTGGCATTAAAGATGATGTTGATTACTTAAAAATTGTAAACAAATACGGAGATACTACTAAGCGGGATCCGCATTTTAGTGCATTGGCAGAATTGGGGATTCAAGCTAAATTTACGGTGTCCGCAGATGTAGAGGACGTTAAAGATGAAATTAAAAAGGGACTCCCAGTTGCTGCTGGTATTCTTCACCATGGAGCTTACTCTGCTCCTATTGGCAGCGGCCATTTCATTGTCATTACTGGATATGGTAAAGACTATTGGTTAGTACAAGATCCATACGGGGCCCTCGATTTAATCAACGGTGGGTGGTTGAGACGTGGCGCTACAGATGGAAAAAATATTCGATACCCCTTTAAGTATTTTAATCCGAGATTTTGTGTCGGAGGCGGATCTAACGGTTGGTGTTGGATAGGATTTAAAAAAAAGTAATCATGGAACACATCCATAACTTTTCCAAAACACTTAGCAGTGTAATGGAAATCATTCTCAACCTCCATTTACTGGCTCTTTTGGTTGTCAATGTAACCAAGACGCCAAAAGATGAAGTTTCCGCATTGGGAAGCTATACTTCTGTCAATCGCCTGTACCGGATTATCGAGTTCTTGGCCGGGCTGGTTACTCCATTAGCAAAAAAATGATCGAAATTATCTCTGATTTAGAAGCTGGTTTAAAGGCACAACTTGCTTCTCTTGCTAACAATATCCGCTCCGCAGAGGCTGCTCTAATTTCAACAAAGGAGGGATATCTTAAAGTCCAAGGAGCTCTTGAAATCATTGACATTATCAAAAAACAACTTGATACTGACGATGACAAAGAAGCTATTGACGTTGCGCTTGGATAAATGCTGGGTGACTTGAATCCGGGTCGTTACAGGGCTCTTGAATTAATCGCCGACTACGTGCGTGAGCCCTCTCGTGAGCTACGCCTGAATGCCATTGTGTGCGACGTTAGCGATGAAGATCTACGCTGGACTACAGATCGCATTCACCACTACCTGCTGAGGCTCCTGGAGGAGGCTGAGTACGATCCAGCAGAGGAAGAGGAGTTTGTGATTTGATACCCCCGACAGGACTTGCACCTGCAAGGCCAATGGCCAACTGATTTTAAGTCAGTCATGGTTTCTAATTTCATCACGGGGGCGTGACCAGCAGATCATAGCAGCTAAAGGGAAGGTGTGTGCGCCCTACATTTTTGTTAAAGGTTCATGACACACCATGTTCCACTGCGAGAAGGATTTACTCCACAACCTCATTGTTTTAACTCCAAAACTCGCTCGAAAACAATTTAGGCGCCACATTTTTGAGGCTTGGGATTGGAAGTGTGCTTATTGTGATCGTCAGCTAGATGAAACTACAGCCACTATTGACCACATTTTGCCTAAACATAAAGGTGGTCAGAGTGTGAGATCTAATCTTGCGTGTTCGTGTAATTCATGCAATAGATCAAAGGCTAGTCAGTTATTGCAAGCGTGGTTTAATGTTTCTCATCCCCACTATTGCGAGCAAAGGCTTGCTAAACTAATTCAATGGGTGGATCAGGGTGCCTGCTCCATAAAATTATCGTCTTCGGATCCAGCGGTTCCGTACATTACAAATGATGGCTACATCGGGTGGATCGCAAGCTGAAAAAGGGAAAGAATTTTTAACTTCTTTCTTGAATGAAAATTATGCTGCGATGAAAGAAGATGAAATTCGTCAATTACAAAGGGAAAAAATCCCTGCAGAAGGGGACTATGCCCTAAAAGGCCAAGAGCGTCGGGATATCAAACGTATGGCTGAGCTTGGTATTCTGCGTGTGTGATCATGGCTGACCACGCGAAAGCCAAGCGCTTGGCAAAGGAAAGGATGAAGTGTAATCAACCCCGACGAGATGTTCAAGGCGGAAAAAAATCTGTAGTTAAAGCGTGTGAAAATGGGCAAGAAAAAATTATTCGATTTGGAGATGCCAATATGGAGATTAAACGTGACAACCCAGAGCGCCGTAAAAATTTCAGGGCTCGTCACAATTGTGATGAGAAGAAAAGTAAACTAACGGCAGGCTACTGGAGCTGCAAGGCCTGGTAAATTAAATGGCTAAAATTCAACCTGAAAAAGTAACGGCCTGTTATTCCTGCCTGGTGCAGTGTTTGCGGGATACGATTTACCTTTACAATCAGACCACGCTGGTTCATTGGGGATTGATGGGTGGGAAGTTTTATTCCATCCATAAATTGACTCAAAAAATTTACGAGGAAATGCAAGAAGGGGCTGATACCATTGCAGAGCATATCCGTTCTTTAGATATTGCAACGCCAAAAACTGTAGAAGATTTGGTTTACTCAACGTTACCTTCGATCCCTTTGGAAAATTGCTTTGATCAAGAGGCAATTATCCGTCAACTTGCGACAAATCAAAATCTTTTGGCCGAAAAATTTACAAATTTAGCATCTATGGCAGAAGCCATGGGTGATCAATTGACACTTGACTTAGCAGTCGAGCGTGGGCGTGCCCATAAAAAATTCCAATGGCTGCTTAAATCTAATCTGGATTACAAAAAATGACTGTTAGTACATTCTTTCAGGACACTCTTTTCTTTAGTCCTGCTGCATTAACGACTGCTGCTACTTCTACTGATGCATTACAAGTGGCTGTCCAAGACACGGCAGCCTGTCAAAATTTTGTTTTTCAAATCAAAGTCTCTTCGATCGGTACCAATGTAGTGGTGCGAGCGGAAGGTAGTTTAGATGGCACCAATTACTTTAATCTTGGCTCTGGTGATACCACCATCACGGCTAACGGTACGACAAAATTAAATTACAGTAACTTCCCTGTTAAATACGTTCGTGGTACGCTGGTCTCGATCTCAACAGGCACTCCGTCTGTTGCTTTTGTAATTAGCGCACTGTAATCAATGGGTTACTTCGAAAGTTATCAACAAACATTACTTCAGACATTCCCGGAACTGACCGCCCCAGGAGTAACAGATGTTGTTGATGTTCATGTAACCAATTATTTATCAACAAGGAACTATACGTTAATTGCAACGGTTTCTAACATCGATACTTCTGTGGTGGTGCGATTAGATAGCAGCATCGATGGAATTAATTTTGGACCGTTAATTTCTAATACCATTACATCAAATGGTACGTATCCCTATTACGTCAATGGTGCGCCAATGGGGTTCGTACGTGGCAACTTCTTAAAAGAAACCGGCGGAACAAATGCAGTTGTTAAGTTCAGTATTGCCGCAAATTAAATCAACGAATAGCTGCGCCACCACTTAGTTACTGCGTACTTTAAACCGCTAACGGGTGGCAAGGCCTCATGCATAGTTTTTAAATTAGGAAGCCCATTTTTATAAAGGTTATTCCAAGCCAACAGAAGACCTTTTTGAGGTTTAATCTTTAGTTTTAGATGTTTAAAATAGGTTTCTCCCCCTGTTTCGACATCATTTAAATAAATCATTGTGCTCCAAGTACGCTGCCCCATCCATTCGCAATAAAGGCGATTTTCTGGTGTTCCTGGCATGAAAAAATCCCAATGCTCTTTATAGTATTGACCTGGTTCATAACGTTGAGCTTGCATGGTCTCACCAAGAAATGGTTCTAATCCTATGTAATCGGATATTTTCCGATCAACGCTCAAGAATAAAGGGGAATCAAAATAATGAAGATCTGCTGTTTTACTTGTACGGTAGTTAGAAACCACGCAATCATCAAAAGGATCAGAAACGGTGGATGGTCTAACTCGGTCATCAATATGTTTAATAAGCTGATCACACTCTAGAGGTGATAAAAAATCTTTGCAAATGTAAATTTGTGTGAACGGGTAGTAAATTTGTTGCGCTTTTTTTGTAATAGGCAGGTTATAAAAATGTTTATAATCGATGTATTTAGGTCTTGCCTTAAATGCACATAACTGCATTATATATCTAATCTGGCCATCATCAAATCCATATTGATCACGAAACGTTCGGATCGTTTGGGCTTTACTGACGCCTCCCACGGCCGCCTTCATGAAATCGCTCACGTGGTCCGAAGTGATCATTTTTAAAGCTGTACTGTTAGTACAATGTATTAGTTCCAAATAGAAAATGCAAGTGGAGATCCTGGTTTTAACATTTGCTGTTGTTTTTAGCAGCATTTATGGGCTCAGCTCCACTTTCCTGGAACGTAACCGAACGCATCACGATGAGCACTCCGGCAAGCGAGCATTTAAAGCGATACGTCACCGAACGATTACCTGATCTGGTCCCTGGGATGTTTGACGGGGCTCCCGATCAACCTAGTTTCACCGTTGATCAGCATTACAGGCCCTTAGAGCAGCCCCCTTACAGGCCGTAATTGACTGTTCATTCAGCGCTGTTAGGATAGCCATAAGGTTTAGATCAACCATGGACGCAATCGATCTTCCAATGAATGTGGAGTTTTCCATCCACGCAGCGGCCTTAGCTATTCAACGGTTGGATCGTGATGAGTTGGAAGAAGCGTTCATTGAGATGCTTCACCAAAAGGCTCTGGAACGCCAGATGTTCTTAGGTATTCTCAAAGATCACGGTATTGACGCCGACATTAATTTTAACCTCTCTACGATAGGGCAAATTTCTTAATCCCATGGCCACCCGCATTATTCAAGGCACTCTGGACACCTTCACCGTTGACTCCGGGTCCGATGTTACTTACCTTGGCAACACCGCTGCTGGTTCGACTGGTGGCCTCGATATACGTGCATTTCGGGTCAACCCTTCAACCACTGGTGACATCATTGTTAATCTGGTGAATACGGTTGGCATCACCACCATGGAGATCTTCCAGGAGGATGCTTACACTGCTTCAAGCGCTCCGACGGGTTACCTGAAAGTTACCAATATTGCCAAAAACGGTAAAGGTAAGGGGGTTGTGGGTGTTACCGTCACTGACGCTACCAAAAACTACGTTGTACTGTTAAATTTAGACGGTTACAGTGAAGTCCTGTACGATGGCGTCGTCACGGTCCCGTAAAAACCAAGAAGATTTAAATGAATTCCCATTTTTAACTAAAAGGGGAATTGAATTAATTAAGAAATACACGACGCCCCGTACCTGCATTGGTTTGGGGCGTTATGCTTCGTACAAAGATTACGGGGAAGATATCTGGCGGGTTGGTTATGGCAGTAAAAAATTAAATAAAAGATGGGTCGGCGGCTATGAAAAGGTAACGCAAAAAGAAATTGATCTTCAACTAATAGAAGATTTAAAAGAGTTTTCGGTGGACATATCTAAGTATGTGCATGTCAATCTCAATGACAATCGAAAGGCTGCTATTTTAAGCTTTGCTCACAGCTTAGGGATTGCAGGATTTAAAGAATGTCGTCTTTTAAATTTGATTAACAGTCTGGCGTCAAAAACAGATATTATCCGTGAATGGAGCCCATACATTAATACTATTTGGCGCTCCGGTGGCGAACAATTTATTGAAAGAAGAAGGGTTGAATTAAATGTTTATTTAGCTGCGGACTTGCAAATACCTACTTACATTGAGCATAAGTGTAGGGTAAAACAATGTCTTCTGAATCTTCCAGAGACATATACCGGTGCCCCAAATCAGATTAAGGCTATTGAGTATTTAGAGAAAAAATTTAATGAGTGGGATCCGACTGGGGAGATTCAACGTCGGTTTTTTCGTTATTGGTCTGAGAAACCCAGCGGTTTAGGATCTCCGCCGCGTTCGGGCAGAAGTGTTTGATGTCATCTAACGCATCCCATAGCTGCATTTCTGGGGAGTAATTCTCCAGAAATTCTTCATATTTCCTGGTTGTCATTACGCTTAAGAGCAATTTTAAGAAGAATAAGATAGCCAATCAAATCTTGGATCACATCCTCATCCTTGGCGACCAAACCTGCTCCACGCTTGATGCGGCTTAGCTTATCGTCAATTCGGACTAAAATTTGATCAATCGGGTGAGCTTGACTAAAAATCCGGCACGGTTCAAGCGCTGAGTCACCATACTTTTGATTTTTTTCGATCAAAAGCTGTTTGATATCATCACAAACCATTGAAATGTGGGTTTGGGTATCAAGCAAATACTTGGTCATGCCAGAATAAATCCATGGATTCGCAACTTAGTCAGGATTATAGCGTTGATTCCCGGTATCGGGGGCTTAAGCGAGCAGAGGATAACGATGCAGCAAAAAGATTTGCCAAGACTTTTTTGCAGCGGAAAGCTGAACGTGACAAATTAACAATTGGTACTGATTTGGCCCAAGAAGATCGCTTCTTTGTCGCTGGTCCAGGTCAATCTCAATATACGTTCAGAAATGCATTCAGGGGTTAACAAATAATCTTCCCAATGTTGGAGAAGATTTCCTTAAACCGATCTACTTGGTTAAAACCTAATTGAAGTGGAGGTAAATAGATAAAATATCCCCAATACATAGGTGCTTGTAATCGAAATAATTTATCCCCTTGAATTAAATTTGATCGATCCGTTGGTATGCAAACAGGGTAATCCCACATCTCAGGTAAAATTCGCATCATTTCCGGGTATGTGGTATAAAACAGT